CGGAATCGACATCATTCGACGACCCAATCGTAATGCTGTTGGTGATGATCCACTTGTTGACACCCATGAGTCCGTCTGGGATCTGTGGCTTCATCAATGCCTGAACAGTCGATGTATCATTCGACTGCAATTCCGCACGCCTTCGCAGGTCCATGACTTGCTGGAAACTACCAACGAAGTTCATCGGCGCACCGATATCGACACCTAGATCACTGAACTTTTTGCGAGCCAGGAGGATCTTGTCAGTTGTCAGGCCGGCGGACGTGCCACCAGCGGCTCCGCTCAAGTCCGTATCATGTACGATAGTCCGGCCAGTGGCATTGGTGATTGCTGTGTTGGTGAATGTGTAGCCACCGGATACGTCGCCAGGAGCCTTGCCGCCAACAACAGTCTTGTCCATAGCAGCAATAACGACATCACGCTTCTGACGCTCAATGGCATACACCATGTTGCGCATGAAGGCAGATGTGGGGTCTGCATGTTGTGCAATAGCATCTTGCTTGTCAACCAACTTGGGGTCGGGATAGAACCAACGAGGACTCCACCATCTACGACGGAACTCAGAGTCACCATACGTCAGCTTGGCAAAGCGGGTTGACTTCTCATTCATACCGGAGATACCAACGTCGTCAAATGACATATTCTCGCCTGTCATTGCAGCGACATCAGTTTGTCCGGTAAACGGGTTCATGCGTTCCTGTGGAACGTCTTTATAGCCTGCATTGTAGGCGTTAATGAACGCATCTACATAATTTGGTGTGGACATTTTACAGCCCCTTTCAATTAAAAATAACCATTACGTTAATCGCTTTGGGTATCCCTAACGGGGCCGTGGCTGCATTTATCGTCTGCTCGACGGCTGGCATCAGTCGGTCGCTATGTGCGAGTGTCCTACATTAGCCTGCTATTCCAAATATTGAATCGTATTCTCTTTTTAATTTCGCGTGTTCAGGATGAAGAACATTAACGAATGCCGGGTTGTTCACAATGGCATTGATCCTTTCTTCTTTACTTCTAAGATCGACCTTGCTGCCCTCGTCCAGCGTGACAGAATCACTCAATTGGCCTCGTAACTTTGCCAATGCCGCCAGCCATTTCGGGTCGTCACCGTGACCTGCCTCATTTATTAGATCGTAGAACCCAATCTGCTTGCTCGTCTCTTCTAACCCGCCTGTGAACTCCTTGAACTCAGCTTCGGTCTTGATGCTGTTCTGCACCATGAAGTCATTGACAGCCTTGTTGTGGGCGTTCATGGCGTCAGCAGCGGCAACCTTCTCAGCTTCTGCGGCTTCAGCAGCAGACATCTCAGTATACTTGTGACTAAGATCAACCTGATACTGCATGATCTTGGATACTTGCGTATTTGTCAGTCCTATCTCATGTGCGACTGTGCTAAACTCCTTGACAAGTTCCGGCGACAACTCCTGCCCGTCGTGAACTTTGACTTCCGGTTTATAGGCATCCGGTGTTTCCGGCCTTCCCAACTTTGTATACACCTGTGACCAGCCGTCGGCGTCATCTGGTTTTTCTGGGATTGCCACAAGACGTTCAGGTGCGACTCCGAGCTTGCTCTGTGCGTTCGTATAAGCCTCTGCCAAGTCCGTAACGCCTTTGTAACCCTTTGCGTCAACCAATGACTTAACGCCTTCTGGCATGTCTGCCGCCTCTGCATTGAAACCACCTTCTTCATTAATCCAATCCATATTCTACCTCTGTTTCTTCACTAAATTCCACGTAATCCTCTGTTTTGACATCATGCTCATCTGATATTCTGAGATCACAATTTCTATGAGTAACACAAAATGTAGCAAGCCGCTTGTCACAATTAAGCATTGGACCACTCAAACCGTCAGTGCAGATGTCAACTGCAACTCGATGCCTTTCACACACTAAGGTATAATCAACACTCATCTTTAGCCTCTGTTATAAGTCTATCTATATGCAACCAGATCCTTCTCTTACCCTCGGCAAAGTTCGTCTGGTTATTGTCAAATGCCTTCTCACATACACTGGTCCGGTCCTGACCGCAGAAGTCACGCAAATCTGCCAAGATCACCTTGCCCCACTCTTCCTGATACAACTTCAGGTATGCGCGTTGGAGCTTGTCCTTGTCCTCCTTGTTCGACTGTATTGCCTTGGCAACCTTTAGAACTCTATCAGACTCAAACATTCTCTACCCCCTGGACGTTCTTGTATGCCTTTGATGCTGTCTCTGCTATACCTACTGTCTGAGCAATCTGCTGTTGCTGTGCTATTTGTTTGCGGTTCGCATCCCTGATCTCAACCGGGATAATATACTCAGCCGCAACCCCTTCATTGATCGCAGATTCTCTTGCAAGACCATCTACATCGACATTGTCCAATACGGGCCGTAACTCTTCCAACGGACTCCATTTAGCCATCCAGCGTTCGCCAGCTTGTGCTTGCAGTTTGCCCATTGCCAGGGCCAGTCTACCTTGGTAAACTATCTTTATTTGCAAGCCATCTGGCTTTGGAGGTAGTCTATCTTCTGGTATCGTTGCCAACACCTGTAGGAACATGGGATCAAGGACTTCGTGATTCAAGGGTGTAATTAGTGGGGCAGCGAGTGTAATATTCTCATCTACCCTTTGCGTAGACTCCGTAGCAGACGATATATTCTTCACGCCATCTAATGGAGTGAATATCTTGTTGTGGAACCCGTCTCTGACAGCCTCTTCCAATGACACGACATACGCGGCCAGTGAGTTTATATCTACTCCTGGTGACATTAGATATGGCTTCTCTGCACCGGCCCTGATCGTTATCAGACCACCCGGCCCAGTCACAGGCTGACCCGTGACACCATCATCCTGCAAAACGGTCGTAGGATTGGCTGTGAACTCCACACCCGTTATCAAAGCCTCGGACGCAGCGTTGAGCATCTTAATATCGGGCAGTAAATCCTTGCCTGTGGCTTCACCGTGAATACCAGTTGGACCCTTCGGCATTCTTGCTACATTGTATATTTGCTCACTGAACCCACCACGCTTCGTCATGCCCTTGGGGAATACTTCCGTTAAGTCATCCTTCTGGAAGTATATCGAAACGAACTTCTTCGACCCAAGTTTCTCGTCATAGTCGGTGTTCGGGAAGACGCAATGGACGAACTCGAACATCTTGCTCGACCCATCCTCTTCTTTCATCACAGCGTTACCGACGTTCTCAAACTCCTGTAACGCCTGACGCTTGTTATAGAAGTATGCTTTGAAGACAGTATCGACGAACCCGGAACTGTTCTCCTCAAAAAAGAAGGTGGAGATCGGGTGCATCTTGAACTCCTTCTTCTTGTCATACGAGATACAGCTATTCCCAAACGCGACAAGCGACTTGATAGTCGTCCACATCTCACGCAGGTAGTTTGATCGCCAGATGACCTTATGCGTCTCTACTGTAGCAGCTGATAGCCATAGTTTGTTGTCAGGATCAAGGTTGTCGTTCAGGTCTTCAGCCTCAAATACAAACCACTTGGAACCAACCGGCATCAGATATGAGAAAATACCAGATGTCATCTTGGTAGCTGCCTTCATCGCAGTAGAGTTATAAACATCAACAGTCCTGACCTGCCCCTCGTCAGGAATGTCAACTTCGAGGATCATGTCCTGCATTGCTGGCCAGACGTATTTGCCAAGTTCTTCCAGCAACGGACGAATCTGGTCACGCGCCGTCTTGGCCGCCTCGTACCTCTTATCCAATACTTTGATGAAGTCATCAGCCATTATTCTGCCAACCGTTTCTTAAGGGCATTCTGAAGACCACCGAGCAGGGCGTTACTCCTGCCTGGTGGTGTTTTTAACTTCTTCTTCTGATCTGTCGCACTATCGACATTGATCGGAGCAGTTGCAGATGGTGTCGGAGTCGGCATCTTAGGTGGATTAAATACACTACTCATCGTTTCACCTTAACCAAATAAGGACATCCAACTATATTTTCTTTGAATGGACAATCCTCCCTATTTGCCTCGAACGGACACTTGCAAGAGTCGCATACTTTTGCTTTTCTCTTTTTAGCCACGATTAGTACTCCTGCGCAATGGCAACCCAGTCGGCACTGATACTTGCGGCATCGCCATGACCCAACATCAGGGCAATGTAAAACGCCATCTCTTCGCCATCTGGGAAGTCAGCAGTGGCAATGGTAACACCAGTACCCTTGACGCCATTTTGATAAAACCAACAAGTTGTCCCGTCGCAATACATTCCAAGCTTCGTGAACGTGTCAGCCTCAATTGTTGCTGCGGCTGCAGCCACAGTCGCTGGTGATGTTCCACCAGACTCTGTGTTGTAGATCGACGCTACTGAAGTGGTCGCTGTGTTTGTTTTGGTGAACCCAACATAGTCCTTGTCAGCAAGTGCCCAGGGAGTTGATGCGGCAAGAACGGCACCTGTGGTCAGCAATGCTTCTTCTGCGAACCCAACATAAGCACCAAACTTGGCAGTTGTAATG